TGCGTTGCGGAACATTGAGACTGGGGTTGCGACGTGTGGAACGGTTGCGTATGAGGATGCAACGAATGCACTCCAGGCGTTGCAGGATGTGGCGACGGCTGAGGGTGGGCGTTTGTTTGTTGATCGTTCTGGGATGGTGTCGTTTGATGCTCGGATTGCGGTGTCGTTTGGGACGGCTGTGGCTTCGTTTGGTGGTACGGCTGGTGTTCCGATTCAGTCTTTGTCGAATGTGTATGGGGCTGAGACGGTCATCAATAGGGTGGCTGTGCAGATTGACGGCGGTACGGCTTCAAGCATTGCTTCTGGTACTGCGTCGCAGGCTGAGTATGGGATCAAGGCGTTGTCGTTGACTGGGGTTCCGTTGGCGACTGATGCTGCTGGGTCAGCGTTGGCGTTGTCGTTGTTGACACGGTTTCAAGAACCTGTGGTCAGGTTCTCGGAGATGGATGTGTTGTTGAATGCGTTGACCACAGCACAACAAGCACAGATGGCAGGGCTTGAGATTGGTGACATCCTGTCGGTGACTAAGACTTTTGCTACTGGTACACCGGCAACGGTGACACAGAACGTGGTGGTCGAATCCATCCGGCACACAGTCAACCCATCAACACATCGCGTCACCATCGGAATGGGTCAAGTTCAACTGATCTTGCCGTTCGTGTTGGACACCTCACCGTTGGATTCAACCCTCTACGGTTTGACCTAGAATGGGAACACTATGGCAGGCTTAGGACGCAAAACATTCTCACCAGGCGAAGTGTTGACCAGTGCAAATGTTCAAGGATATTTGATGGATCAGAAGGTCATGGTGTTCTCTGGTACAGCAACACGCGACTCAGCGATACCAAGCCCATCAGCAGGAATGGTTTCATACTCAACTGCATACGGTCTAATTGTTTACAACGGCACCTCTTGGGTGACGGTATAGAATAGGGGCATCATGGCTGGCTTAGGAAGAAAAACATTCTCACCTGGAGACGTACTCACATCGAGTGATGTTCAGGGATACTTGATGGATCAATCCGTGATGGTGTTCGCAGGAACAGCTGCACGAACCTCAGCCATCCCAAGCCCATCAGCAGGCATGGTTGCATATTCGACTGCTACATCGTTACAGGTATATAACGGCACAGCATGGGTTGATGCGTCAACTGGTTACGGTTCCGCTTCTGGTACAGCTGCTGCAAGTACGGCGATCACTGTTGCTGGTACCGCGTACACTTTGTTGACCTTCACGGCAGACTCGAATCTGGTTGTGTCTAAGGCAGGTTTGTTTGATGTCATGCTTATTGGTGGCGGCGGTGGTGGCGGTTCGTGGTCATCAACAGCAAATGAAGGTGGTGGTGGTGCAGGTGGTATTGCGGTTGCAACCGTTTATCTTGCTGCAACAACTTATGCAGTTGATGTTGGCGCTGGTGGCGCTGCTGGTATTCGAGGTTTTGATAGCACAATAGGCAGTGTCACAGTTGGTTCTACAGTTGCACCAACCGCAGTCGGCGGCGGCGGTGGCGGCAGAGGCACTCAAAGTCGTTCAGGTGGTTCATCGGGTTCAGGTGGGAACAACAACACAACAGTTGTTGCATCAGTAATTGGTCAAGGGTTTGCTGGCGGTGTTGGTTCAGGTTCGCTCGGCGATAATCAAGGTGCGGGTGGCGGTGGCGGTGCAGGTGCAGTTGGTGGTAATGGCACAGCGTCCGTTGGCGGTGTTGGCGGTGCAGGTATAAGTATCGCGTCATTCATCCAAACGGCAACGACAGTTGCGGGCGGTGGCGGTGGTAATCGTTATAGCGGTTCATCGGGCGCTGGCGGTGCTGGCGGTGGCGGTGCGGCAGGTGGCACGGTAGCAGGCGCGGCAGGAACGGCAAACACAGGTGGTGGCGGCGGTGCAGGTGACACAGGCGCAGCAGGTGGAAGCGGTGTTGTTTATGTAAGGTTTAAGGTATGAGCGTTCCACAGTATTTTGCACAAGTCACTGATGGTGTTGTCACCGATGTCCGTGTTGTATCGGCTGAGTTCATGGCTGCTAACCCTAATCGTTACCCTGGTACTTGGGTTGAGACGTTCATTGATGTCGCAGGCAAGACGTATGCCGGTGTTGGTTTTACTTGGAACGGCACAGATTTTGTTGCACCAGTAGTTGTGCCTGACTAATGTGCGCACTTCTCGTTGGCTGATTGTTGCTCCTGCGCTTCTAGCCTCAATCTTTAGTTTCATTCCGTCAGCGTCAGCTGAACCAGCACCAGGGTTGTCCACGTCGTATTACACGATTGATGAGATACCTCCTGTCATGTCTGACACTGAGTATCCATTGTGTGGTTCTGAGGTTGAGAACAACATCAACCGTTCGTATGACGGTGAGCCATATCTAGATTGCACAGGCGATCTGTTCATGGTTCACATGACTGGGTTCATTACGATTCCTGAACACAACACGATTGAGTTTTGGTTGGCTTCAGATGATGGTGGCCGAATCAGTATTGGTGGGAATGAGTGGGGCTATTGGGGTGATCAGGGTTGCAGTTGGATGGAGTCTGGGCAGATAGACATTAGTGCAGGCAGTGCCAACCTCAATCTGTTCATGTACGAGAACGGCGGCTCGACGTGTCTGCTTCTCGCTTGGAACATCAACGGTCAAGGTTTTGAGATAGTTCCGGATGAAGCATTCACCACCAACGGTGAATCAACCACGACCACGACTAGCACCACTACAACCAGCACTACGACTACGACAACTATTCCTCAGACAACTACAAGCAGCACGACTACGACTACAAGTTCAACGACTACGACTTTGACTAGTTCTTCAACGACCACAACTTCCACAAACCCACCAGAGACAACACAACCATTACCACCTGCAACGGTTCCTCTGCCACCCATACCTGAGACAATGCCACCAGATACACAGCCTGCTCCACCAGAGACACTGCCGTTCGTACTACAACCATTATTCCCTCCCATTCCAAGCACAATGCCTGAACCACCGCCAACCCTACCGACAATCCCACTGCCACCAGACACAGTGCCCCCACCCCCAGACACAATGCCCCCACCCCCAGACACCCTGCCAGAAGCACCACAAGCCCCTGAGACAAGCCAACCAGCCGAAGACGCACCACTCCCACCCATCTCAGACAAGGCTGTTGTTGAAGCCCTAGCAGACATCGAGCAAGCAACCCCAGCAGAAGTCAAAGCCATCGTCACCGAGCTGCTCGCCTTCGCCCTCACTACCGACCAAGCCGTCTCCATTGCATCTGAACCGGCAATCCTTGAGGTGCTAACGAACGCTGAAGCCGAACAAGTATTTGAGCAGGTTGCGGTTGAAGAACTGTCAACAGAGCAGGCTGTTGAGTTGGTGGCTGCTGTGCAGGATGCACCATCGTCTGTGCGTAAAGCATTCGAGGCCGTGTTGAATCTGTTCCAAGGTTTTGCTGATGATTATGTGATGACGAATCAAACTGTGCCAATCAAAACTCGACGTGCGCTGATCGCCTTGGGTGCTGTATTCTTGGTGTCAGCCCCTGCACCAACACGAAGGAATCGTCAATGAAGATATGGGGTGAGTTCCATGCGTTGCTGTGGACAATCGCTGCGTCTGTCACGACGATCCTCACGTTGTCTGGGGCTATCCAACGAGTCGTGATCTGGCTTACTGTTGGAGCATTAGTTCTGCACCTGATCGGCGCACTCACCAAGAAAGAAGAATCAGAATGAAGAAGTTCCAAGATGTTGCAGGTCGTATCGTTGCAGTGTTCCTATCGTCAGCCTTGGCGATTGTCGGCGGCTCTGCCGTCATTGCACCAGAGTTGCCTATTTACAAGAGCGCAATTCTTGCTGGGTTCGCAGCAGTTGCAACCGTTGTACAGAAGTTGGCTCAAGCGTCGCTCGATGGCAACCTGACAATGGAAGAAATCAACGACTCATTCGGCGTAAAGAAGAAGTAACTCAATGACCAAGATGCCTTGGCCTGTAGTCCCAATCAAGTGGTGCGAACATCTCAAAGGCAAGAAGCCTTCTGAGGTATCGCTCACGATGTTGCGACCCATCACAGGTGGTGGTCAGTTGCATCATTGTGCTGCTCGGGCTTGGGAAGCAATGAAGCATGCTGCGATGGCTGAGGGTGGGATCAATTTGAAGCCGACGAGTTCTGGCGATACTTTTAGAAGCATTCAACAACAGAAGTCTGGGTTCCTGCAAAGATTTCAGGTTGAGTTTTTGGAAGGCGCACAGACCCGAACCTACGATGGCAAGAAGTGGTATCTGAAGAAGGGCATGGCGGTACTTGCCAGTCCTGTTGATGATCCTGCGAAGTGTTCACGTCACATGATGGGCATCGCAGTCGATGTCGCCAATGCCTCTGGGAAGGTACTTGCGTGGCTGTTGGAGAACGAGCAACGGTTCGGGTTCAGTCACGAAGTTGTTGACATGCCAGGTGCAGAACCTTGGCACTTGCGCTGGACTGATTCAACACCTAACCAAGCCGTCCTCGACTACGAGGCAGCGAACCCGAAGCCTGCCGCATGATGGACTGGGGCATCGTTCTTGCTGCGTTGATCACGGCTGTGGGTGGGGCTATGACAACGCTGATGATGGTGATGCGTAAAGAAAACACGCAAGACCACGCAAGGGTTGTGGATGCCTTAGACATGCTTAGTGGAAATGTGGACAAGATTGGGACTAAGTTGGATTCACACATCGACTGGCATCTCAAGGGGACTACCAATGGCGAAACTATTGCAGGAAATAAAGTCGCAAAGCCTAAGAGGAACCTCAAAGCTCGATGAGATAGTTGCTCAACTCTCTGCCGAAGATGGCAAAGACTTACGCGAAGCAATGGCAGACCCCACGATCAGACCCATGCAGATAGTGCATGCGTTGAAGAAGCGTGGATTCAAGATGTCTCCATCGGTAATCACCCGACATCGAGACAACAATGTCACTCGCTGACGACTTACGCGAAGCAGGCGCACCAGCATGGCCAGTGATCCAACCTGGCAAACGATACACAGTCCCCACCCTCAACCCACAACCCATCAAGCACGGCGAATATCAGACGGCTGTGATCCTGCCGGACATGCAGATCGGATACTTCCACAGTGCATCAGGCTTGGAAGCAATCCACGATGAGCAAGCGATTGAGGTTGCGTTGCGGATCATCAAAGCATCGAAGCCTGCACAGATCGTCATGGTTGGCGACAACCTAGACCTGTGCGAGTTCGGCAAGTACCGCTACACCCCAGCGTTCGCTCGAACCACACAAGCTGCGATTGATCGAGCAACAGAACTCTGCGCACAGTTACGCAAACTCGCACCCCAAGCCACAATCACATGGATTGCAGGCAACCATGAAGAACGACTCGGCAACTATGTTCTGGACTCGGCTGCTGCTGCGTTCGGGTTGCGACGTGGGAAGGTTCCGTCTGAGTGGCCTGTGATGTCGGTGCCGTATCTGTGCCGGTTGGATGAGTTTGAAGTGGAGTATCTGAGTGGATACCCAACGGGTGCGCATTGGATCAACAACAATTTGAAAGTTGTTCACGGCGATAGGGTCGCATCCGGCTCCAGCACGGCTCATAAATACTTGTCATCCGAAAAGGTGTCGGTCATCTTCGGACATATCCATCGGCGCGAATGGGCTGAACGGACTAGGGATTATCACGACGGTGCGCAAACAATCATGGCTGCATCACCAGGATGCTTAGCGCGAACCGATGGCGCGGTGCCAAGCACACGCGGAGCAACAGACACTGATGGTCGTCCGTTGTATCGATCAGAGGATTGGCAAACAGGGATTGCAGTAGTCGAGTATGAACCTGGTGACGGAGCGTTCGTGTATGAACAGGTTGCAATCCGTAACGGTTGGGCTAGGTGGCGTGGTGTGGATTACCTCGCATCACAGCCATGAGCAATCCGATGGTGCTAGTCACGTGGGCTGACGCTCATTCAGGTGTGGCAACGTGGACACCGATTGATGGGCTTGACAAGGATGAGATGATTGTCTCGACGTGTGGGTTCTTGTTGGCGACCTGCGATGGTGGCAAGCCTGACCACATCACCATCTATCAGTCCAGAACGCAAGAGGATGATGTTGACCATGTTCTTCATATTCCATGCGCAATGGTGCGCCATATAGCAATTTGTACACCTGACCAACTAGGGTAGGTCTTGGCTCGTTCGCACCCGATTGGTCGCTGAACAGCCCCCACACCTTCCTCCTTGGGTGTGGGTTATATACCCATCAACCTGCGAAGATCGGACAAGACATGAGACGCATCACAGCAACCATTGTCACCACACTCACCCTCATCATCGGCATCGGAACTGCACACGCAGCCCAAGCCCCCAAACCCACCCACAGCCCTTCCGTCACCCGTATAGAAGTGATACCGAAAGAACCCCAACCGAACATCAAGTTCCGGCATGGTGACATCAGTTGGTTGCCACAGCTCGCAGCCGAAGCAGGATGGCCACCTCGCACTTGGAAACGGCTCGGTCACATCATCCTTCGAGAAAGCGGAGCCTGCCCCTATCGGAAGGGTGGAGACATCGTGAACAAGAACTGTGAAGTGACAGGTCACGACGGCTCCAACCATGCGTCCGATTCAGGTCTGCTCCAGATCAATGGAGTGAACTACAACCCGAAGCGAAACAAGTATGCGCCTATCTGCACACAGATGAAGATATGCACCCAAGAACCCCTGCTTGACGCGCTCACCAACCTCAAGGCTGGACTGCTCCTGTTCAGGGTGACGGGTTCTGATTGGTCGCCTTGGATCGTCCCAGAGGGCGGTTGGTGACCATCCACCACCTTGCACCATCAATGCCCTACAGTCGAAGACGACCCATAGGAGGGCAAACAAATGGAACCAATGACAGACAGAAACAAGGCAGGCTGGATCATCGCATTCACAATGATTGGATGGTTGTTCTTCTTGCTACCAATGACCGGTGAAGATATTCCAGAAGGACAACCAACACCAATATCACAACAAGCGTGGGTGACTTGGATCATCATCAACTTCGTGATGCTGATCCTTGTTCATCTGCTCATCAGCAAAGAACATCGTGCCAACAAACGCGCCATCAAAACTTTGAAGCGTGTTGCCAAGGCTCGACTCACATCCAACGCACCAATGAGCGAAGGCCACATTGTAGAGAGTTGGTCTGAAGGTGCTCACACGTTCAGGCCAACTCAACCTTTGTGGATGACCCAAGCGAAATGTAAAGGTCAAACCGATCTGTTCTTCAACGAAGGGAACAGCATCTTTGTTCGTGCAGCAAAAGTTATTTGTGGCACCTGCCCTGTGCGGCGCGAATGTTTAGCGTTCGCAATGAAGAACGATGACCAAGGCATCTGGGCTGGTACATCAACCAACGAACGTGAACGCATACGACGTGCGTTGAGGAAGAACATTAGAGTCTTGACATCGTGACATCACCACAGAAGCGCAAAGGATCAGCAGCAGAGTTGGCGGTGGCCAAGTGGCTCAACCGTCTCGGCTGGACTGGTGCTGAACGCTCCCGTGCCGGTTGGACGGACGACAGAGGCGATATCGACGGCATCCCAGGTGTGTGCATTGAGGTGAAGAATGAGAAGCGGATTGACCTGCCTGGATACCTCCGTGAGCTAGAGGTGGAGATGAAGAACGCCAAGGCTTGGGCTGGTGCCGTCATCGTCAAACGGCGTGGATCAGCCGATCCTGCTGATTGGTATGCGGTGATGCCTGCACAGAAATGGGCTGAACTGCTGCTCGAATTAGATCAACCAAACAACCCCACAACACCCCCAGACA